GTAACAATTAACCAATCATTTGATGAGCTAGAAGTAACCGCTATGGGCGACACTGCACATAAGTTTGCTAAAGGCCTAGAGGCAAGCACAATCACTTTAGACTTCCTAAATGATAATGCTGCTACAACAGTTATCCCTACATTACGTGCTGCTTATGGCACTACTGTAACTCTGGTAGTTAAGCAATCAACTGCTGCAGTATCAGCTGCAAACCCTTCATATACAGCATCTGTATTAGTTAATAACTTACAGAATATCAATGGAGCAGTTGGCGATATATCTTCACAAAGCATCACATTTACCTGCAACAGCACAGTAGTTGTAGCAGTAGCATAAGGAGAAATAATGGCAAAGCTAAAGATAACAAGGGCTAATGGCGAAGTATCTGAACACAAGATTACGCCAGGTGTCGAGTACGCTTTTGAGTTAAAGTACGGCGCAGGAATTAGTAAAGTCCTACGTGATCACGAACGGCAGACTGAGATTTATTTCTTAGCGCATGAGTGCTTACGTAGGGCTAACGTAACTGTACCTGTGTTTGGTATTGAGTTTATTGACAGCTTAGAAACTGTCGAGGTATTAGACGAAGAAAAAAAATAGTACAGCGTGATTCTACGCTCTACGCGATAGCAAGTTTATCTGTAGAGCTAGGGATCGCGCCTAGTGAGTTTATAAATATGGACTCAGAGATGCTACGAGCAATCGTGCAAGTACTTAGCGATAGAGCAAAGGAGATCAAAAATGCCAGCAGTCGAGGTCGTAGGCGTTAAAGATGTCCTAAAAGGTTTAGAATTTATTGACGAAGATATGCGCCAAAGGATTAGGACTGCTATAGATCCTTTAATGCGTGGGGTAGCAAGTAAGGCTAAAGGATTTGTGCCAGATAACGGCAGCGTATTATCAGGCTGGAGTAAACCAAGTAACCCAGCAATTAACTTTAAGCCATTTCCAAAATATGACGCTGCTATTGTTAAGTCTGGTATTGGATATAACGCAGGTGAGAATCAAACATTTAGAAACGGATTTAAAATTAGCAACTACGTGTACAACGTAAGCGCAGCTGGTCGCATATACGAAACTGCAGGTCGCAATAACCCACAAGGGCGTGCGCCATTCCAACAAATAAATCCCGGCACACCTAACTCACCAGTTGGCGCAGTGCAAGGATTTGAGGGTACTAGAAGAGCTAGAGAATATACTTATAATAAATCTACTAGAGAATACTCATCTAACAATCCGTTTGCAGGTTACCAGTTTGTAACATCTATGCCAGGACTTACATCACAGCCTAGGATTAAAGGCGTACGAGGTGGCACTGGTAAAAAGACAAAAGGCAGACTTATATTTAAAGCGTGGTCTCAGGATAGTTCTAAAGTTTATGATGCAATACTGCAAGCAATAAACTCTACAGCTATACAATTTAACAAATCCACAGAGATTAAGAAGGCAGCCTAATGGCCAATGTAGTCGTCTCGGCTATTGCTACCTTTAATGGCAAGGCACTTAAAAAAGGTCAGAAGGATATATCAGCCTTTGATAAGCAAGCACAAAAACTAGGCAGCACTTTTAGTCGTGTTTTTGCTACCACAGCATTAGTTGCATTTAGTAAGAAGGCTATAAACGCATTTGCAGCTGATGAGAAGGCCGCTAAATCACTTGCAGTACAACTAGAAAACACAGGCAACGCATTTAGGGTTAATGAGGTTGAATCCTATATTGCTGGTTTGCAAAGTTTATATGGCGTATTAGACGATCAACTACGTCCAGCATTTCAGACTTTATTAAACGCTACTGGATCAGTAACTTTAAGTCAGCAAGCATTAGAGACCGCACTAAACGTAAGTGCCGGCACAGGTAAAGATTTAGCAACAGTCGTAGCAGCTATAGCCAAAGGCGCATCTGGTACTACTACATCTATAGCAAGATTAGGCACAGGATTAGATAAAGCAACAATAGCTACTGGCGATATGAATAAGATCATGGCTGCCCTCGATGCCAAGTTTGCAGGGCAAGCACAAGCAAGATTAACTACCTATGCAGGAAAGATGGATTTATTAAAAGTAGCTGCCGCGGATGCTACAGAAATTATTGGTAAAGGTTTAATTGATGCTATAAGCGCAATAGGCAAAGATAATTCAATACAAGATGCTGCCGATTCTATGAATAATTTTGCTGTGGCTATTGCTGATACGACCAGAGGAATGGGTCAGTTAACTGCTGAAATAAAGAAAATGGCAGAGAGTGATGTTGGTAAGTTTTTATTAGGTATTACGGCTTTATTAACTTTAGGCAAAAAGACCTTAATTGCTGGTACTTTAGGTTTAATTGCTTATGATATTGGCAAAAATCAAAAATCTTCTACAAGCAATATGGGTGGATACTCTGGCATACCTTTACAAAAAGCCGAAAACAAAGCTATCAAAGATGCAGTAACTTATCGTAAGCAAGAAAATGCTTTATTAAAGGCTAAGACTGCCGTAGATCAATTACGAGATAAGTTTGATTTAGAGCGCATAGGGTTAGCGGCTGCACTAAATGCTGCAACCGATGAAGAAACTAAATTACGTATTAAGGCACAAATAGCCATATTAGATAATAACGAGGCTTTGGCTAAAAAGTTACTAGCAGAGATGGAAGCGGCAGAGGCTGCTAAAAAGTTGGCAGATGCTTTAGGCAAAGTTGGTGATGTTACTATTGAATACTTTAAGAGATTAGCAGAATCATTAGTGGGCACTATGGCTTACTTTAATATGAGTATGCAACAGATATTAGCTGAAAGACTTAAAGAATCTGGTAGGACTTCTTTAGGTGGGGGCATGACTGGTGGTGGATTTACACCATTAACAGCAGGTTACTTCCAAAGTCTAGGCAGTCAATTAGCAGGTTCATCTGCTTATGCTGGTTTGAACGCATCACAAATAGCAACAGAAAGAGCTAGAGAATCTGGCAATAGATCATTAGATGTTAATTTAGTAGTTAGTGCCCCATCCGGTAATGCGTTTGCACAATTAGTAGCTGAAAGTATTCAGGTGGCTGGGCGTGATGGATATAGCACTGCACCTAATGGCGGATTACCTTAATGGCAATACCAGTAATAAATGCTGTAATTAACTTTAGCACTGGGCCTAGTTTTGCTCAGGCCATGATATTAGATACAGGTGTATTAGACACTAATGTGCTGGCAGATTCAACAGCTATAATTGTAGATGTATCAAATAGAGTTAATCGTATTGAAACTAACCGAGGCCGTACCGCACTGTCAGATCAATTCCAAACAGGCGCACTTACTTTACGAATAGTAGATCAAAATGGTGATTTTAATCCACAGAATGTAAGTGGGCCATATTACGAATTACTTACGCCTATGAAGAAGGTGCAGATTACTGCAACTTATGGCAGCGTTACTTATCCTATATTTTCAGGATTTATTACAAATTACGTTACTACATACCCAGATGAATCTGGTGAAGATTTAGCAATTACAACCATACAAGCTGTAGATGCTTTTAGATTAGCCCAGTTAGCACAGATCAGCACAGTTACAGGTGCTACTGCAGGCGACTTATCAGGTACACGTGTCAATCAAATATTAGATACCATTTCATGGCCATTAAGTATGCGTGATGTAGATGCAGGGCTTACAACTATGCAGGCAGACCCAGGCACAAACCGCACCGCTTTAGCAGCTCTTAGCACTGTAGCATCATCTGAATATGGTTCTTTATATGTAGACGCCACTGGCAGTTTTGTTTTTCAAGATAGATCTGTAACCGCTGGATCTATTGGCGGCACACCTACAGTCTTTGCAGATAACGCCACAGGTATAGATTACTTTGATGCTAGTTGGATTCTTAACGATGTGCTTATATTTAACAAAGCTACTATTACTAGGTCAGGTGGCACAGCACAGGTCGCATCAAACCAAGACAGCATAGACAAGTATTTTTTACACAGCTACTTCTTAGACAACCTACTTATGCAGACCGATGCCGTAGCCTTAGATTACGCACAGGCTTATGTGGCTAGTAGAGCTGAAACCAGCATCCGAGTGGATTCTATAGTCCTAGACCTATACACAGACAATTACAATAGCGGCATTATTGCAGCCCTAGACCTAGATTTCTTTGATCCTATAAAGGTAATTACTACACAGCCCGGCGGATCTACCTTAGAAAAAACATTACAGATTTTTGGTGTGCGTATGAACATATCACCAAATAGTTGGAAAACCACGTTCACGACATTAGAGCCAGTCATAGACGCATTTATCCTAAATGATACGATTTATGGCACTTTA